GATACCATGAATGTTTAGTATACTATGGATCATGGAAGGTCGCAGAAAGATTAAGAGATATAAATTTAATTCCTTATTTTAAAAATGAATGGAACGAATGGAAGGGAAAAATAATTTTAGATCGTCAGCGTAGAGCAGGTGAGCCAAAATTTAATATCAATTACAAGGACTTTTAATGCCTCGTTTGCAAATAAGAAATTTTTCAGGTGGGTTAGTAACCAATCAATCTGATTTTGATATATCTGAAAATCAATATACTGCATTTACAAAAGTTCTTAACAAAAAGCCTGGAAGACTAGAGCGACCAAAAGGTGAGCAAATTGTAAGTTCTTCAAGTGCTGCTACCGATGTACAAACAGAATTAGTTGTATACAGAACGGAAAAAAATGCAAGTGATGCAGATACATCTACTACATGGTGGGTCTATGGTAATGGTACAGTTCTCAAAAGACAAGATACTTCTACAGGAACAGGTGGATCATTTAGTAATATTACTACAAGTTGGTCTTCTTCTCCTATCTATGATTTTTTAGTGCATAATCAAGTATTGCGTATTTCAGATGGTAGTTTTTCTAATACTACAAAATGGTTTGGACATATTAAAAGAAATGTGTTAGGAAAAACAGATGAATCTTCTTATACAACTGGATATGCATTTAAGAAACCGCCTATGCAAGCATTGGTAAATGATTGGAAAATAGAAGATACTACCTTAACTCCTCCTACTGTTGTTAGAACTAGTTATGGATGGGATCAATCCAACGATATTAACGCTGCTAATGAAGTAGGGTTATATGTGACTTTTCCTGATGGTGTAAGTAATCAAGATGAAATTTTAATTCCTGATTTAACAGATGTTACATTTAAAACACATGATCGCTATACTGTTACTTTTCTTTATGACTATGTTCAAGAGTCTGCGTTAGCAAGAGATAGTAATGGAAACATTGGAATTGAATCAAGAAAGTCAGTAGGATCAGGTAAAATATGTCCTGGTATACAGGTAGTATTAAATACAGGGTCTTCTCTAGCACAGTTAAATTCAAGAATTACTGGAATTAATATTTATTGGAATCCTGAAGAAGATGTAGATTGGTATCTTGTAGATACAATAGATATAGATAATGGGTTTAAAGATAGTCAGTTAGCTGAATTATCTAATGCGGATACAACTGCAAATAATCCAAATAATGGTAGATGGATACCTTGCCCAGAGCCATATGGTGGAACGAGTGATGACTATATGGCAATTACAAGTGAAAGCACAAGTCAAAATGAACTTGCTATTATTCAATTTAGTTCTATGCCTTCTAACTTTGCAGTAAATAAATTAATTTTTTTATATCCATCAAATAGCCTTGATACGCAAGCAGAGATTAGAGGTATTATAACAGATACTTGTGTAAGAATTGGAAATATTAAAACAATTACCAACCCATCAAGTGGGGTACATTTAATTACAACAGGGGATGCAAATGCAATCCCTTGTGTTAATACAAGAAATGAAACAGGCTCTGATGCGTTTAGTGTTAGTAGTGCAAGAGCATATGTAGCAAGCACCTCTAGCACAAAAGTAGCTACTTGGTGGATTCCTTATGATGGATTAAAATTAGCAACATATAATTCGTTAACAGGAAGAGCATCTAGTGCCACGTTAAATGAAATTAAATGGAATACTTCCACTATACTAAATAACAAAGCATACTATGCTAACATTGATACTACAGATGAAAACGGGCAAACCGCTCGTGAAAGAAATCAGATTTATTATACTGATCCTTATAAGCTAGATGAGATTATGCCTACACGTTATTTTGATGTAGGAAGAAATGACGGAGATGAGATTGTTAAGATTATCGCATATCGGAACAAGATTTTTGTATTTAAAACAAGAAACACCTATGTATTAAATGAAAAACATCAGATAGAAAGAGTTTTTACTGGAGTAGGTGCAGTACATAAAAATGCAGTTTGTGAAACTCCAATGGGATTAGTTTGTGCTAATAAACAATCTATTCATGTAGTGAATAATACTTCAGTACGCGAGTTAACCTTCAATATAAAAGATACTTATCAGGCATTAACATTGGACAGACCCGCTTTAGGATACGATGGAATTGATAATGAATTAATCTTTCTACCTGATAATGATGCGCCAACTACTTATATAATGAATATGGATAATGGAAGTTGGATTGAAAGAGAATTAGCAGCTTCTGCTAATAGAAGTAATTTAATTATTAACGAAAGCTTACGATCTCAATATACACATTACTTTGCAGGAGAATCTTCTAATTTTGTGCGAGTTCAAGAAATAAATACTGGCTCTCTCTATAACTCTACGGCAACTGTAAGAACAAAAAGATTTGATTTTAATTCTCCTGATACTCAAAAGAGGCTCTCTAAGGTTACTATTGTTTATAAAGCTTCTTCAGCGTTAACTGTAAAAGTATATGCAGACACAAATTTTCTTTCAGGTAGTTCTGCGGATGCAACATTAACCTTTGGAGCTCAAACTTATTTGAAATCCGTTTCTAAATCATTTTCCGTAGTAGGGAAAACAGCAACAATAGAATTTTCTTGCGCTGCAAGTAACCTTGAAATAGACTCAATAGACATTGATTATGCCCTATTAGGAAGTAATCCATGATAGAAGAAATCAACGAAGATGTATTATTTACGGAACTTGATAAAAAACAAGATGTTATGTTAAATACAAAGAAAGGTTTTTTTACAGATGCAGAAGGAAGTCCAGGAGATATGGGTTTATGTCAACAAAATGGTAAGGTCTATATATCTATAAAATTAAATGATCATTGGTATTTTTCAGAATTAAAACAATCACAGAACTTATAGGGGTCTCACATGAGATATACAATACAAAAAACAAGAAGCTCAATTAGAGGAGTCACTACTGGAGTTAAAATTATTGATAACGAAACAGGACAAACAGTTGCTACATTCAATGTAGATGGTTATGGTGGATCAAGAAAAGAAAAAGTAGGAAAGATGAACAGAGCAGCGGAAGCTGAGTTAGCCAGACTAAATGAATCTGTTGTTACAAAAGAAGAAGAAAGACAAGCTGGTTTAAAAGAAGATGTAGAAAAGTTTGAAGAAAGAATTACAGAATCTGGAAGGATTCGTGAAGACCTTGCCTCTAACATTCAAGCAAGACAACAAGGACAACTCTTAAGTCAACTACAACGCTCTATTTTGGGTACTGGTGGCGATATTTCTCAAGTATCGGCACTAACTCCGCAAGTCCAAGAAGCAGGGCAAAGAAGCCTACAAGATTACATAGCTCAAAGTCAAGCAAAAACACAACAAGATTTAGCACAATTTGTACCTACAGAAATAGGAGCAGAGTATAATCTTGCTAATTTAGAAGATGCAATGAAGCGATTTACAATAGGTGAAGAAACTCAAAGAGCGCAAATACAAGCAGGATTAGACGAACAACCAGAATGGTGGGAGTCTATTATAGGTAGCGCAGGTAGTGCAGCTGGTACTGCAGCAGGTACAGCTTTAGTTACGAAAGCTCTTCCTTATTTAGCTTCTTTGTCAGATAGAAATTCAAAAGAAAATATATCTCAAGTAGGTATGTTAGATAATGGCTTACCTGTGTATCTTTTTAATTACAAAGGAGATAATACTCCTCAAATTGGCTTAATGGCGCAAGATGTGGAAAAGGTAAATAAAGATGCGGTGAAAGAAATAGATGGCATAAAACACGTTTACTATACAAAGGCGGTAAAATAATGGCATTTAAGTTTAAAGTAAAGAAAAGACCAAATCTAGCACAAGCGGTAGCAGGAGCATTTACACAAGGTGCGGTTCAAGGTGGTCAAGCTGCGTTACAGAAAATGATCAAAGATAGAGAGGACTTGAAACAACAATCTACGAAAGAGTTGAATACATTTAATAATTTAGCTTCTGGATTAGTTCAAACCCCAAAGAATAGACAGGCAATAGTCAATGGAAGACTTGCTGTAATGAAAGGTTCTCCAGCTTTAGAAACATTTGAAGCATTAGGTATAAGTGACCTTGACTATCAAACGGAAAAAGAAAAAGAAGCTCTTATTACTAAGCAATCTGAAGATTTTACGCCTTTAGTAGCTACAGAAGAAAGAGAAGCTATGGAATCTATTGGTATGGTAGGGGAACAGCCTACTAAGCTAGAAGTAACTCAAAGAACTGAGGAAGCAAAAAAACGTTTAGGTATTAAAGGTCAGGCGAAAGCTCCACTTACAATAGATGAAAAACAATTAAGGGTATTAGAAAAAGAAATTATTGAAGATGCTTCAATAGTAGGAATGAATTTTAGTGAATATCTAAAAGCAAATCCAACTAATCCTAAAGTAACATTGTACAATAAATTTAGTCAAAATATTGAAATACCAGATGAAGGTATGAAATTAACTTCTAGGGTTAAGGGAGAGGGAGATAGCTTAATAAAGCCTATTTTCCAAACTACGACATCAGAATCAATAAGTCAAGAACAGCTTCCTCCATCTAGCTATATTGCAGTAAATCCAGAAACAGGTAAAAAAGTAATTTGGAAGGATAATAAATGGCAACCGATCGATTAAAAATACCACCTCCACCCCCTGGTTTTATTTTAGAAGAGACAAAAATCCCTCCACCCCCTGATGGTTTTCAGTTAAAAAAAGAACCACTATCATCAGTAGAAGTAGATACACTATTTAAAGAAGAAAAGCAAAAAAAACCAATAAAAATTCCTGATGGTCAACCTTCTTTAAGAATAGCACCTGAATTAACTATTGGTGGTAAATTTAAAAAATTTGTTAGAAATATTTTTGAAGATAAGACAGCTACAAATGTAAAAGGTCAAATGATTTATCAAATCAGTAAAGATACAGGTAGATCATTACAAAATGTAGCAAAAAACTATGATAAGCTTATTCGTGACCCAAAAGTAACGGGTATATCTCCAGACCCTACAACTATTGAGTCTTTGGAAACTGCCTTTACTGGAGCAGTAGCAGTAGGAGCATCTCAGAATTTAGCTTTAACGGGATTGGGTGTAGCATTATTTGCAGCTATTGATGAGGTAGAAAATGTAATTGTAAGTAAAGTACGAGGTGGAGAGTATAAAATTGGAAATGGAAGAAATATCGTTGAATTTTTACCTGAAGACGCTACTAGAACATCAAAAGAAGTGGTTGAAATTATTGATCTTATTGGTAAGGGTATGATTGCAGGAAGGGTAACTCCTCAAGCTAAAACAGCATTTAAAAAAGTATCTGAATTAGTAACAAAAAATATCATACAAACATACTCTTTACCAAAAGTAGTACATATGGATGCAACAAAAGTCAGGTCAATTTTAAGAGAAGGGAAAACCGACAAGTTTAGTCAATCAGAAAAAGATTTATTACTAGATTTAGGAGTAAAAGGTTTAGAGTATAGAACAGCGTTGCAGAATGGAGTCACAGTTCAAATTCCAGCAGAAAGAGTTACTAAACTTGTGGATAAACCTTTTTGGGGAAAAATAAAAGAAACATTAAGAGTTCCCAAAGGAAAAGAAGTGATTGTTTCAGAAAAACTTGGAGAGGTAGTTGAAGCTCCAAGAGGTTTACTTACGGAAGGAAAACCAATAGAAACTCCTACTCCAAAAATTAAAGCAAAAGTTGAAAAACCTAAAGTAACAGAAGCCAACCAACAGGAACTAATTAGTTTAAAAGAAAATTTAAATAGTACATTAAGCCGATTGTCTGATGTAACGAGAACAAATACACAACGCTTACAAGATCAAAAATCAACAGAGAGGATTATTAATCTTATTAAAGATAAAGAACCTACTTTTGATGCTCCAGAGTTACCTTTTGACTCTGGATTCAAAGAAATAGAGCCAAGTAGTTTAAGACAGGCTAATATAGAAGGTGTAGAAAGAAATCAGCATTTTGGAGATACAAACGCTGCAGTAAAAAGAGTAGAAGATGTAGAGAGGGTAAGTAGAGCAGAGATTACGCAATTTATGAGAAATGCCTTTGATGTTACTATTAGAGGATTTGCTACCTATAGACTTCCACGAGTTGCTGGATTTTTTAGACCAGATAAAAAAACTGTACGATCTCAAATTACTGATGATGTATTTGTATTAGCCCACGAAGTTGCTCACTTTTTAGACAATAAAATATGGGGTATTCAACCTACTCAAAGACCTCAATTTAGAGAATGGCAATCAGAGTTAGGGCGTTTAGACTATGATCAAAGTAAATTAAGAACGAGTGAGGGATTTGCTGAATTTGTAAGGCATTTTGTAAGTACAGGAGAAGCTCAAAAGCTTGCTCCTAAATTTTATGATTATTTTACGGGTGAATTTGCAAGAGAAAATCCAAAAATATACGAGAATGTATTAAAATTAAAAGATTTAATGACTCGCTATAATAAACAAGGTTCAGTAGAAAGAGTTAAGTCACAGATTAATTTTGATGGTAAACCTCCTAAACAGCCATTAGTAGAAAAATTTAAAGACTATAAGTTATTATTAAAAACACATTTCCTAGATGACATTGGTTTTTTAGCAGACATTTATAAAAGAGAAGGGATTGCTGATATTAGACCAGATCAAGACCCTTTAGAATTATTAAGAGCATTTAAAGGTAAGGCAAGAAATAAGGCTGAAATTTCTATTCGATACAATACGATTGATTATACAGGTAGGGTTACTGGCAAAGGTTTAGTGGATGTATTAAAGCCTGTATCAAAAAATAAAAAAGAACTAGCTGATTTTATGGCATACGCTTACTCAAGAAGAGCCTTGTCAAGACCTGATATTGATGCTGGTATTGAATTAACAGATGCTCAATATGTTTTTGATAAGTTTGATAGTAATAAATTTAGAAAAGCAAGCGATGAGCTAAGTTCTTTTGCGGATAGGATTTTAGACTACTATGTCGATTCAAGAGCTATTAGTCCTGAAGCAAGAAACAAAATTAAAGAATTAAACCCTGTATATCTTCCCTTATATCGTTTTTTCTCTGATGAACCTAGATTTCGATCGAAAGGAAGCAAGATAAGTGGTGGTAAACCGATTAAAAGACTTAAAGGTAGTGGAAGACAAATTTTAAATCCTATTGAAAGTATGATTAAGTATGTGGAGAATCTGTATTCTTCCGCAGATAAAGTTAGGGTATCGTTGGCATTAAGAGATTTATCAGAACAAAACATTTTACCAGGAGGATTAATCGAAAAAGTTCCACCTCCTGTAGAGGCTACTACTTTTAAAACCAAAGAATTAGATAAAAAACTACAAAAAACAGGTTATGGAATATTTAAAATATTTGAAGAAGAACCAGGAGCATTACCAGATGTGATGACGATGTTTATGTCAAGCAAAAACTACTCAGGTAAAGACAATATTATTCCTATATATGAAGGAGATCAAGTTTCTTTTTATGAACTAGACCCTAGACTCTATAGTATGGTAAAAAATTTAGATTCATATCAGCTTCCTCCCGTATTCGACTTTTTTTTCGGAAAGCCAACAAGGATGTTAAAGCTTGGCGCAGTAGGCTTAAATGCTGGATTTAGTTATATTAAAAATCCTTTTCGAGATTTAGTTACTTATGCTATGTTTTCAAAAGAAAAACTACCTAACCCAGCAGCACCAATGGTGGCTCTAGCAGCAGACTTAGGACTTGGCACAAAAGCAATGAAAGAGTCAGCAAGAAGATTTAAAGCTATGGGTGGCGAATATACTACAATGATGGGTGCAGACAGATCAGCATATAGAAGAATGAGTGTTGACATAACCAATCAATCAGTTGGTGGGATTATGGGAAATATAAAAAATGTCACCTTACATCCTATTAATACTTTAAGAAGGATATTTGAAGTTCCAGAGCTTGCTCCAAGAATCGCAGAATTTAATGCTAGAATAAAAAAATATGAAAAAATATATGGACAAGATTCTGATGCAGCGGCAATCGCTGCTTTTAATGATGCTCAAGATATTACAATTAACTTTTCTAAAATGGGTGAGACAGCTAAAATGCTAAATCAGCTTATTCCCTTTTTTAATCCTACTATTCAAGGTGGTGAAAAGCTATATAGAGAAGCAAAAAACAATCCAACAAAAATAATCGTAAGAGGAATCACTTTTATAACTACACCAGCGTTATATTATTGGTATCAAAATAAAGACAAAGAATGGTTTCAAAACTTACCAGCAGAGCAAAAATATTCTCATCTTTATATTGATACAGGTGAGTTTGGAGGAAGTGGAGATATAGTATCATTACCATTACCACATGAAATGGGAGTTTTATTTGGTGGATTACCAATGGCTTATTGGGATGAAATGTATGAGGTCAACCCAGATGGAGTTGAGGATGCTTTAAAACTTAGCTTAAAACAGTTAAATCCTGGTCTAACTCCTTCTACAGTAAAGCCATTTTTAGAAATTGCATCTAATAAAAATTGGTATGGCGCACCTATTGAAACGAGAGCAATGCAAAGAAAAGAAATTCCCGATAGATACAATGACTATACTATGCCAATAGCAAAAAGTCTTAGTCGAGCAATATATGATAATGTTGGAGTATATGAACACGCTTCACCACGAAAAATTGAGACTTTTATGAATAGTGCAACTGGAGGATTAGCAAAAAATATTAATAATGTTGTTAATTATGCTACAAAAGAAGTAGAGTCTAAGGCTGATTTACCTGTAGTAGGTAATTTATTTTTGAGAAAAGAACTATATGAAGATATAGTCAAAGTGGATTTTGATAAACTAGCACTTTTGAAGCAGAAAAAAGTAAGTAAAACTCTTACTTCTGAACAAGCACTAGAACTTAAAAAACTAGAAAGAAAATATGAAGAATATAAAAGGAATAAAAAAAGAAAAGAGCTACAGCGAGAAATGGAACAAAAAAAGAAATAAATAGTTAATACTAATGAACACAAAGCTCATTCATGCTTAACCATAGGCTTAGAGCGTTGCAACACTAAACAAGCGAGGAAAATATGGCAACTTATAGAGATTTTTCAGTACAACAAGCAATTACTCCTGCTGCATCTGCTGTCTTAATCAACAATACAAACGCTACTAATGATGAATCACGCGCGGTGTATGTCGGTGTAGATGGAGACTATAAATTTTATGTTAATGGCAGTTGGATCACATTCGCAGGTACTTTAGCAGGCTCGATCCTTCCTATTCGGGCGACAGGAGCAACCACTACGGGTGATGCAGCTACTGGTACTACAGCAATAATCTTTCTTTATTAACCCATGAGATTAGGTCTTGGGTTAGGTCTTGTTCGATTAGGCAAGGCAATCGCATCATTTGTTCGTGATGGATTAAAACTATATTATCCATTTAAAGATAATAGTCCAGAACTACTCCTATCTGGTGCTACCTCTTTTGATGGTACTAATGATTATATTGATACAGGAACAACTTTTCAATCTACTTTTAGAGACAGTTTTAGTATATCTGCATGGGTAAAGTTTGATGATGGTAATCCTTCTGCAACAACTGGAATACTTGGTAATCGAAATTCATCTGGACAAGATGCTATTGTTTGGTCAATAGATACTTCTGGTAAGTTACAATTTCAATATAAAAGTAATAATGCAAGTAAATACGCCACAAGTAATTCGGCAGTATTTGCTAATGGTGCTACTGAATGGACACATTGTTTAGTTTCAGCAGATAATTCTGCATCGCAAATAACCTTATATGTGAATGGGGTTGCTGTTGCTCTTAATTCTTCAAATAATGGTGATATTAGCAGTATTACTATGGCTGATTTTACTATTGTTGATAATCTATATCTCGGTGCAAGAAATGAAAATGGAACAGCAAATACATTTTTAAATGGTTCTCTTGCCAATGTCGGCATCTGGAATCGTGCTTTATCTGCAAGTGAAATAGAAAGTATCTACTGGAAAGGACAATATGCAGATTTAAAAGGTACTGAATTAACCAATTTGGTTAGCTGGTATAATTTAAAAGAAACAAACTATGGTAGTGAGTTAGTTACTAATGGTGATTTTGAAAATGGATCTACTGGTTGGACTCTTGGTGATTTTTCTATTGTAAATGGACAAGCAACAGTCACTCATTCAGATACAACAGATTATCTTATAGATTCTGAAACAATAACTGGTTTAGATACAAGTAAAGAGTATTTACTCTCTTATAATTCTGTTGCAAATAATGGTGGGGCTCAAGCTGGATTTTATTTAAGAACTTCATCTGGTGGAAGTACAACTGTTTTTTATAAACATACAACTACTGGAGTACAGAATTTTATATTTGCACCAACAGCTACATCTCATAAGTTAAGATTTTATAGTGATGGTGCTGGAGGTAATGGAACAACTACTATTGATGATATATCACTTAAAGAAATACAAGCACCAGACTCAACAGGAACTAACAATGGTTCTATTATTGGTGCAACAACCTTAACAGATGCCTATTCTGCCAGTTCTCCTTTCTTACCAAGAATCCAAGATAAAGCCACACCAAAAGGTGCAGTAGCATTAGCAAGTGGTAGTACCTCTTTTGATGGTACTGATGATTATATAAATTGTGGGAATGATTCTTCATTAGATATAACAGACGCTATTACAGTATCGGCTTGGATGCTTACAACTGTTTCAAGTGATCATCAAAGAATAGTCGCAAAGCAGTTTGAAACAGACAATGGAACAGCTAACTCATGTTTTCAATTAGCTATTTCTAATTCAGACAAATTTAGGTGGGCAGTTGGTGGCGTATTTGATATTAATTCATCTGATAGTATTGTTCCAAATACTTGGAATTATATGGTTGGAACATATGATAAAACTACTGCAAAATTGTATGTAAATGGTCAATTAGTGCAGAGTACAAGTGCAACTGCTGTTATTAGAACAAGCTCACAAGATTTAACAATAGGGACAACAAAATTTAATTCATCAATAGAACACGAAACACATGGCTCTATAGCAAATGTAGCTATTTATTCGGATGCAAAAACCCAAAGCCAGATACAAGATATTATGTTCTCTTCTTATAGCACATTAACAAGTGCATTAAAGACTAACCTTGTAAGCTGGTATGATCTTGGAACAAATGTAGAAGATTCTCATGGCTCTAATAATGGTACAAATAATGGAGCTACTATTAACACAGGATACACATCCTCACCAAGTGGTGTAGCTGATCCATTAAACTATGGAGAAATCTATGGTGGGAATGCAGTTAGCTTTGATGGTGCGAATGATTATATAAAAAGTGGTGCAAGTAATGCAATTATAACTGGTACTAATGTAACTTATTCTTTTTGGATTAAAAGTACAGATACAGATTCTGCTTATGTTTTACAAAATCAAAAAGGAGCTGGTAGTACAAATCTTGGCGTAAGAATTAATAACACTACTGGAATTATAAATTTATTAGCATGGGATGGATCAAGCCACAACGCTTTAAATGCGGTAACAACTATTAATGATTCAAAATGGCATCATGTAGCATTTACAACTACTGCATCAGCACAGGTTGTTTATATAGATGGTAAACAAGATGCTACATCATCTAATACATTTAATAACTCTGCAAGTTCTGATTTATTTCAAATTGGTAGATTAGGAAGTGGTAGTTCATTTTTTGGTGGAAGTTTATCTGCACTAAAAGTTTTTTCTGAAGTATTAACCCAAGATCAAGTAAGAGAGTTATACACAAAGCCAGAATTGACCTTGCCTACTGGTATAGCTTCATCAGCATTAAAGTTAGATATGCCAATGCAAGAAGGTTCTGGAACTGCAATATTAGATGGCTCTCCTACATTTCTTGATGTAGCAGTTAACGGAGATTTCTCGGCTGATGCTGTTGGGTCAACTTCTGTTACTGGTTGGTCTTTGGATGATTTCACAGCAGAAGTAATTGCAGATGGTTATACTGGTAATGCAGTACAATTAACAAGGTCAGATAGTGGAACACAATCTTTTTATCAGGATTTATCTGGAATTACAAGTGGAAATGAATATAAGATTAATGTCAAGTTAAAGGCAATCGGAGGTTCTGTTGCAGCGGGTATTCGAGTAACTACCCCTACAAACTCTAATCCTTCATCTAATATAGTTTCTTTACCTGCTGATGGTAGTTGGCAAGATGTAGAATTATCGTTTACTGCACAAGGAACAACAGCTCGTATACAAATACAAAGACAAGAAAGCGATCCAGGATCAATCGTAGTAGATGATGTAATCATTAACCAACTGAATTTAGGTCAGAATCATGGTACAGGAGATGGAATCACTTGGGCAACTGGACAAGAGTATGGCTTCCAACATCCATTAGTCAGAAGTAATAATCCTATGGTGTTTGATGGTAGTAATGATCAAGTAGATTGTGGTTCTGGTTCTGCCCTTGATAATATATTTGTAAGTGGTGGTACTGTGTCTGGTTGGATAAATCCAAATTCTGCTGGAGAAGGTGGCTTTGGTATGATTGTAGATAAGCGAAGTAGTAGTGTTGGCTGGAATTTTACTCTTAATGATGCAAGTGGAGGTGTTTCTGATATATATTTTTATCAATATTTTTCTGGAACTGATGCTCAATGGCGATCTACTAATAGAGAAATTACTTTAAATGAATGGAATCATGTTGCTGTTACTTATAATTCTTCAAGTACATCCAACGATGCAATTATATATGTAAATGGAAGTGCAGTTGCACTTACTCAAACTGGTAATCCAACTGGAACTGCTTCTGATGATAGTTCAATAAATCTTCAAATAGGCAGTTTAGCTGGAACATTTAGCTTTGATGGCATGATCAACGATGTAGCTATCTGGGATTCAGCTTTAACAGCCAATGAAGTAACAGCCTTATACAATTCTGGATTACCTTTATTAGCAACAACTGATAGTGGTAACTATGCAAGTGCAGATGATTTAGTAGGATACTGGAGAAATGATGGTGTGACTACTTGGTTAGATAAGGCAAATACTGG